GCAGTTTGAAAAATTGATTCTAGATTATGATACATATGATCCAAGTGGAAGTGTAAATGCACAGATTATTTTGATCATGCCCAAAATTCAAGACCCTTGGTACGTTAATTATGACAATGATTTAGAAACTCGATTCAATAATTATGTACAGGCTACAGATGAATTAGTGGAAATATTAAGTAAAGAGAAAGAAACTTCCGCCAAAATACATGGATAAATAACATAAATAGTTTTACGCGAGATAAAAATGGCAAGAGCATATGCTGCAGAAGACGGCAACTTAAACATTAAATCAGTAACAGTTGCTGTAGAGAAAACATATAAAGATATTGATCTAACTTTTCAACGTCGACCGGGTGGTGATATTTTTAAGAAGACAGATGCAGCATCTGTTAAGCAAGCTGTAAAAAACATTTTGCTAACACGTGTATATGAGAAGCCATTTTTTCCTGGTTTTGGTACTAGATTAAATCAACTTCTATTTAGTCTAGATACAGAGTTTGATGATGATGAAGATATTAAAGATGAGATATCTACCGCAATCGCCAAGTTTGAGCCAAGAGCGCGAGTGGTAGACATTAAAACAGTAATAAATGGTGAGAGACACGAAGCACGTGCGACCATTACTTTCGAAATTGTAAATACAGCTCAAACATTTTCAATCGAATTAAATTTAGCGAGGCTGAGATAAATGGCAACAACGATTAAGTCAGCTGATCTTGACTTTGATACAATCAAAGCTCGTATAAAAGATCAATTAAAATCAAAGAGCGAGTTTTCCGATTATGATTTTGAAGCCGCGGGTCTTTCAAATCTATTAGATGTTCTTGCCTATAATACTCATTTAAATGGTTTGACTGCAAACTTTGCGTTAAATGAATCTTTTATTAATACTGCACAACTTCGAAGTTCCGTGGTATCTCATGCAGAAGCTTTAGGTTATGTTCCTCGTTCATTTACATCAGCACAAGCAAAATTACGGATTTCTATTTCAATATCAACTACACCAAGAAGAACAACTATAACACTTCCAAAGCATACACAGTTTACTTCATCTATTAATGGTGTAAGTTATACATTTAGAACACTGGAAAATTATACTGCCACAGACAATAGTGGATTATATCAATTCAAAACAAAAGATGGAAGTGATTTAATTTCTGTATCTGAAGGTACTTTAGAAACAAAAACATTTTTTGTAGGTGAAGATAATGAAGATCAGGTGTACGTATTAACAAATCAGTCAATGGATACTAATACATTGACTGTTAAAGTATACGATAATGCTTCTAGTACATCATTTGATACATATACAAATTTAAGAGATGCGATTGAAATTACTGGTACATCAAAACATTTTCAGATTAAAGAAGTACCAAATGGTTCCTATGAACTTTTATTTGGAGATGGTAGAACAACTGGTGTAAAACCTGGTGCTGGTAATAAAATTGTTGCAGAATATTTAAACTCAGTCGCGGCGACTGGAAATGGTGGAAGTGTATTTACTCCTGTATCACAATTATCAGTCGATGGAACAAACTATGATATATCTGTCACAACTGGTAATGAATCATCAGGCGGGGCAGGAAAAGAAACACTTGCTTCAATCAGACGTAATGCACCAATTGGTTTTGCATCTCAACAAAGATTAGTTACAGCTGAAGATTATAAAGCTCAAATCTTATCTCGTTATGGAAATTATGTGAATGACGTTATTGCTTGGGGTGGTCATGATAATGTACCACCAAAGTATGGTTGTGTATATGTTTCGTTAAATTATAAAGATACTATTTCTGATGAACAAAAAGTTGAAGTGGAGAATGGAATTCAGACTACACTATCAGAAAACATTGCTATTATGTCAATTGATACGTTATTCTCTGATTCAATTACTACGTATTTAGAACTAAATACATTTTTTAATTTAGATCCAGATCTAACAAGTAAAACTGCACAAGCAGTTGAGAATGATATTGATGATTTGATTATAAGTTATGTCAATACAAATCTTAAAAGTTTTTCAAAAGTCTTTAGAAGATCAAATCTTCTTACAGAAATTGATGATTTAGATGAAGCAATCTTAAACTCTAGGATGGATGTTAAACTGCAACAAAGATTTACACCTTCGCCTGGACAAACGCTAGCATATGATATTCAATTTCCAGTTACGATTGCGCAACCCGATGATGAAAATCATATTGTTACTACTGGTAGATTTACATTTAATAGTGTTTTATGCAAAATTAGAAATAAACTAGAAAGCACAAAGCTAGAAATTGTCGACATCGATGATAATATTCAACTCGATAATGTTGGAACTTATGATGCTGCAAAGGGTACTGTTAATTTAGTAGGATTTAATCCAACATCAATTGACACTGGCACTGAACTAAAAGTATCTGTAACACCTACGAATCAGAGTACAATAAGACCTCTGAGAAATTATTTGATTGATATCGATTTAGAAAACTCAACTACATCTTCTCAAATTGATTACCAAGAAACGAGAGTTAATTTATAATGGCTCATAAATTACACGACATTGGTCGTAGAGATGTTACTTTCTTTCGTAGAAAGATTAAGGAAGTTTTGCCTGAATATTTTAGAGCAGAATATCCTGATCTCATTACGTTTCTCAATGGCTACTACGATTTCATGGCAGAGGAAAATGGTCCTAGTGCTTTTGATTTAGATATCGAACAGCTTTATCGTGTAAGAGATATTCCGGAAACTGAATTAGCAAATTTAAATCATTTGATTAAAGAGTTGGGTGGAAACCACTTACAGAACGGAGATCTATTTACAGATCCACGTTTTACAGCAAGAAGATTTGCAGACTTTTATAGATCAAAAGGTACGCGTAATTCAATTAGAGAATTTTTTAGAGCTTTTTATCAACAGGAAGTCGAAGTTGAATATGGCAAGAAATCAATGTTTCTTCTTGGTGAATCAAAAATCGGATACGATTCACTTAGATACATACAAGATTATGGATTATACCAAGTCTTTGGCCTTTTAATTAAAACAGGATTGGGTACAAAAGACTGGGAATTCTTATATAAAAAGTTTGTACATCCTGCAGGATACTATTTTCAAGGACGGGTCGTTAACGAAGGTGAAGCTGACCTTAATATAGGCAATATGCCTATCTCTATAGTCGATTCAGGTGTTGGACCATCTCTTGTTGGAGAAGCTTTTGCTACATTCTCCGTTCCATTTACTCAAGACGTAGTGTTCTTCGACAATCCGATGGGTGGAAGAGCGATGGCAAGAGTCGACGGAAATCTTATTTCTACATATCAATCGTTAACTGCTAGCGAATTGGTTAATAACTACAATACTATCGAAGATCTATTTTCACCTAATCAACCTGGATTTGATGACAGTGCTGCAGACTTTGCTGGTACAACATTTACTTTCGATGGATCAGTATTCGGTAGAGAAGACACCGAATCATTCACCTATCGAATGAGTTCAACAGGGAATACTATGGACAGAACCACTGAAACTTTTGATGATGATGGTTCAAGAACATAAAAATTCATTATAAATAAAGTTAATCTATCTGTAAGAGGGTAATATGACAAGACAAAATATTGGAATCGGCTCCGCTGCGAATGACGGGACAGGGGATACGCTAAGAGCGGCCGGGACAAAAATTAATGACAATTTTGCAGAACTATATTTGATGTTCGGAACAGATAGTAATACACTATCAACTCAAATTAGTCTGACAAATAGTGCAATTGTTTTCGAAGGAGCCAGTGCTGATGATCATGAGACGAGCATACAAGTAACTGATCCAACTGGAGACAGAACAATCACAATCCCCGATGCAACAGGGACTGTGGTTTTAAACACGAACACCGCTACCCTCACAAATAAAACATTAACTAGTCCTGTGATTGCTGCAATCACTGGTCTAAGTACAATCAATAGTTTATCTGTTCCGGGTGGCACTGATACACTTGTTGCAAGAACGAGTACGGATACACTTACAAATAAAACGCTTACATCTCCTACTCTTAACTCACCGACAATTGGTACTTTAATCAATGATGCGAATGGTGCAGAAATTATCAGATTGACTGCTACTGGTTCTGCCGCGAATGATATCACAATTGCTAACGCAGCTGCAAGTAGTCATCCTTCTATCACTGCATCTGGTTCGGATACAAATGTCAATTTAGATTTAGCAGCCAAAGGAACTGGCGCGGTACGCACAACATCAAAGTTAGCGTATTCTGCAGAAACTACGACTGCAGCAAGTCCTACAGTTTCACAGGCCGTACCTCTTACAATATTTAATAGAGGTTCTGCAATTGCAGCAAGTTTAGCCGCCGGGACTGTTGTTGGTGAAACGAAAAAATTTGTTAACATCAACACTGGTACAGCTACAGTTACTCCTTCTCCGTTTGCTAATGGAACATCTTTTGCAGTTGCGCAACATGGAGCAGTTGAATGTATCTGGTCAGGATCAACCTGGCATCTTCTAGGATTTGATTCAGCAATCGCTGGACTGATTACAGTTACACCATAAAGAGATAAATCATGACAGCAATAATTACCGACGCACTTAAATCAAAACTGCTAGACACCGTGTATGATGAGTACAAAGCTGGAACAATTAAATATTATATTGGTATTGGAAAAAGTGAACAATGGGATAGTTCTGAAACTGTACCAGCTGCAACAAACTCTCTTAGAACAATTAGAAATTCAAGGTTAAGCTTACAATCAATTAAATTAGCTCAAGACGTGTCTTATGTTATTCCTCGTAATAACTGGTCTTCAGGTACGGTTTACACAGCATATGATGACGCTTATTCAGAATATCCAACAAATGCCTACTATGTTTTAACAGAAGATAATCAAATTTATATTTGTTTACAAGCTGGCATTGATACAAACGGCGATGCTGTGGCATCAACAGTTAAACCCACTGGTACTACAACTACCCCTCTTCGAACAAGTGATGGATATGTTTGGAAGTTCTTATATTCATTAAGTGGTGTTTCATCTTCAAGATTTTTATCGGCTAATTTTTTACCGGTTGAAAAAATTGAAGACTCTGCAGATGATCCTGGATTGAATGCTATTCAATCTGAACAAGTAGGTATTCAGAATGCTGCAAGTGCTGGTCAGGTGATTAGCGTTAAGATGTTAACAGGTGGAGCT